GGCGAAAGAATCGCAACATCAGAGCGACCGCCCCAGACTCCAGTAAACTCAAATTCGAAGTAAGCCGCCTTCCCTGTTGGACAGACCAGCTTGAATGTACCGGCAGCGCCGTAGATTTGCGTCTTAACTCCGTTGGTGTACGTCTCAAGCGTGAGAGTTTTAACGTTGCTACCAGGGGCTTCTGTTCGCGGTGTGTAAACCTGCGAACTCTTAACCCATCCGCAGCCAGGAAGAAACAAGTCCGCCCATGCTGGTTCTGTTGCTGTTCCGTCCCACGATGCGTCAATCTTGAACGCGACCTTAGCTTTGTGACCGCCAGGAATGGAAGGCATAACTCCAAACGCTTGCCCGTCTCTCTCGTCCATTGGAATGTCAAGAGTCGTAACAATGTCGTAGGCGTTGAATGCAGCATCAGTAGCGTCAAGCACTTCTGCTGTTCCGCTGGTTGCTTCGATAGATGCTGCTAGTAATCGTCGGCGTTTCAGTAGCGTCATTTCTTTAGCTTTCCTTGTGCTTTAACTGTTAGGAAGCGAACCCGCTCCTGAATTTGTTTTGGTAGTTCGGTGTTTGCTGTTTCGAGTGCGACCGCAATGACGCCAGCCTTTTCGAACATATCGCCGGGAGCTGGTCCAACTTGCTTAATCAGTGGGCCGCGTGTCTTTCCTGCGCGACGATAAACGTTGCCGCCGTACTGCTGCGGAATGAACGCATCGCGAATGATTGACCGCGAACCGCTGCCAGGACTGACTCGATATGTAACTCCGCCTCTTCCTTTTTTGTATGCTCTCGCGCCGAAGTGCTTCAGCGGTATTGGGTAGCCGGGATTCAGGTAGATGATTGCCGTCATCGCCTTTTTGTCTGTCTTGCCCTTGATAACCGACTTCTTCAAAATCTTGACAGGAACCGCTAGCTCTTTCTTGAGTGCTCGCGCCGCCTGCGTCCTAACCTTTGCCGCCGTCTTGCTGATTGCTGCCGACATTTGGATAGCAACGTTAGCGCCGAGATCTTCTAAGACCTTCGTGACACCTGCCATCGCTTGCTTGTCGAATGTCGTAACAATCATTTATCTGACCGTGAACGGGTCGCCTTCTGAGTGCCTGTAGGTGATTGTCAGCGGGTATAACGCCGCGTCGAATCCTCCAGTCGGATTGATTAATTCAACGCTCTCAAATTCGGTATTGACTGCCTTTGCATCCCACTGCCACCAGTTAGCAGGTTCGCAAATCGTTTGGTGAACATCTGCAATAAACGAACTAATGATTTCGCTATTGTTTTCCGTGTCTACTTCCGACTGCTGAGTGTGCAATCGAAGGTTGACGCGCATTCTGAAAGCTAGTGCAGGTGGATTGCCTGGATAGTCAAGTTCGGGTGCTCGCTCTGGTGTTTTCTTGACAACGCAAATTTGCAAGTGTTCCGGCGTCCAGTGTCCAGGCTCGCGCCGATACTGAACGACCGTAGCGCCGGTTACACCTGACAATCGTGTAGCGATCTCTTGGAAAATCTCTTCATCGATTGGAAGTGTTAGCGGCATTCAAGAACCAGCATTCCGTTGTCAATTGTCACAAGTCGAGTAACCGTTCTATCGCTTGCCGTCAGACCATCGCGAACAGGGAAGGTAATTTTGTCGCCGCCGAGGTCTAGTTCGTCGCTGCTGATTCCGTCTGTGGAATCGTTGGCAACGTGAACCAGGAACATCGGCGCGATTGTTTCGCCTCCATCTTCGTCGATGGTTGTCATCTGCTCGCGGAACACAACAGCGCTGATTGAGCGTGTTAAATTCCGCGTGTCTCCAGTTGGCTTAATCCGTGGCTTGTATGTGACAGACTCAGCAAACTCGCCAGTGTTTAGGAACACCTCCGTTGCGTCTGCTTCGATCATGTCACGCAAAGTCATGGGTTATCGCTTGCACTTGATGTCAACATAGTCAATCGTTACTGCATCAACGTTGGTGTTCGCAGCCTTTTGCAGCTGGATAATTGGCTGTAGACCGACGCTGTAACCGCTCATGTCGAATGTTGTTCCTGTCGCAACAGGAACGCCATCGATGCGGAACTTGACGTTGGACTTGCCGCCAGTGAAGTCGATGTAGAACTTCTTAAACGTAGTCGACAACGCAACGCCAGTAGCGATATCGTCTTTGTCTGTGGTTCCGTCGTCAGACTCACAGTAAACAAGAGTTGTCGAGTTAGCCCCAACCATCTTGAACCATGCGTTGGCGGTCACGCTGTCGGTTGTGTCGTTTCGTGCTGAGCCAACACCAAACACAAGTTCGCTTCCGCTTGTGAATGCTCCACCTAGCTTTATTCGCATCTCAATCGACTGAATGTTATCGATGTCGAAAGCAAGCGAATCGCCGTGATATAGGCAAACGTTTTCGACTTCGCTTGTTGAAGCAAGCGTTAGAACTGCGTTGGACGTTGCGCGCACATAAGTCGGCGCACCAGACGAAGAAGTATCGGCAACCATCCAGGCTGTCGCCGGATCTGCTGACGTTGGAAATGCAACTGATGGACCAATAAAGTCCTCAAAGTAATGTTGGTAATCTTGAGCGCCTGCCATAATTGATTTGTTCCGTTGTGTTGTGAATGATTGGTGAAAGGTTCCCCGCCCGCGAGTGTTAGGAGCATGACGCGGGCGGGGAGTGGCGGTTGAGCGGATTAGGCCCCATCGTTTTCGTACAATCCGCGCCAGTCGATTGCTTTGGCTGCCATCGTCTGCCGAATCTTGTGCATCAATGTGTCGTTCTTGAAGTTCCACTCGGTTTCGATAACCGGAGTTTCTTCACCTTCCAAGAACGTGTATTCCACGGTGTCTACGGAGTCGCTTGCCAAGTACCAAGACACTGCGCTTGAACTATCAAGGCAGAAGTCAAAAATCGGCTGAAGCGGTCGAGATCCGTTTGGCCCGTAGAGGTTATGGGTGTTGCTGTTACCAGCCGCACTTCCGCCTACTTCAGGTCGAGCAATCGAACCAAGGATTTCGAGAATCCCAGCGCTAAGAGCCCAAGGCGCGATGATGTATCGCGGAGTGATGTTAAGAGCTACTGTTGAGTTAACACCCTTTTGGCTTGCCATCGCAAGGAAGCCTGCCGAAAGTCTTGCGACAGTAGGAGCACCACCAGATGTTTCAAGGTTGCTTCCGCTCGCGTGGTCGGTCGCAAACAATGCCTTCCCGTCGCTCATAAGAGCGTTGGCGTTTAGCACGTTGTAGATCTGCGCGTTTAGCGTTCTCTTTGCTGCCTTGCCTTGATAGACTGGTGTCTTGGAAATCGCGTCAAGGTCATCGTTTACGATGGTTTCCCAAGACACGGTGAACATCGCGCCAAACTTCTCAACGCGATACTTTTCCTTCTGGTCAGACATTTGCTTGTCTGGGTAGTCGTGAGTTTCAGGAACCATTTCAAGGTTAGGAAACTCCGAATACATGATTCGGTGCATGTCCTTCAAATCGGACGCGCTGGTTCCCTGTCGGGCCCAAATTGTCCCGGTGATTTCCTGCTCTTCATAGCCCGCTCGCAGTGTCTTGTTAGCTGCGTCGAGCATCAGATTTGCAAAGCTTCCGGTGGTGTGGTAAGCACCGAAGTCCGCACGCTGAATCCGGCAACGCTGCATGGTTGGCTCGTGACCCATCGCGACCAATGCAACGTCCTTGTCGGTCATCCGATTGACGTTGATGCCGCGACGAACCAAGCTTTCTTGGGCGATGCGGAATAGCTTAGCGTTCTTGAAGTCTTCAGCGCCTGGAGCAGGCTTTTCTCCGTCTCCAAAGGCTTTGCCCTTTGTGCCAGAAAACTTCATGGCTCGCATAATCAAACCATCGCGAGCAGCTTCGATAAACTTGTCATCGCTGGACTGAGTGACACGAACGCCATCGCCTTCAACGGTCGAGCCAGATTCTTTTGTTGATGCCTTGCGAATGATCTTTTCTCGCGCCGCTTCAACGGTTAAGCCTGAATCGCAAAGTTCGTCAGAGAACGACGAATCGAGATTCATCAACTTGCAGTCGTTCTTGATTGCATTGCGGCGAATCAAGTCATTTTTCTTGAACTCTTCCAGAGCACGCGCAACTTGTGCTGTTACGTCAGCGGTGTTTTCAACCATCGGTTTTTCTTCCTTCATTGGGTCGGGTGGAACAACAGGTTCAGCAGCGTTTTCGATTGGCTCGCTTGATACTGGAGCAGCAGCTCCGCCCATCTTCCCAACCACCCACGCTAAAACTTGGCTTGGATCGGTCATGCCATCGGGCAGACCCATTTCACGCAACGGAGCTAACATTGCTTCGTCCATGCGAATAACCTTTCTTCTAAGGTCTGTGTAAGACCGACGAACACTAGAATTGACATCAGCGCCCGTTGCGCAGATGCTCGCGTTATGCGGTTCCCATTCGGTGACGATCACCGCTGGGCCTTCGATGACTTCTCCGCGCGAAGTCGTATAAGATTGACCACGCTGGACGAACACACTTTTGATCGGGTCGGCAGTGATTGAGAAGTCGGTTACGTGACCCTCGTTGAATCGAGTTGCGATAACTTGTGAATCTGCATCACTGGCAAAAGATGGTTGACCAAATAGCTCGCCGGTCGCTCTGTTTATTTTCATTCCCCGGATTGAGCCGA